TGCTGACACAATTAATACAAATCATCAAATTAATCCATGGAATTTGTTTTTCACTAATGCATTGAATTCTTATAAATTAAATAATATACCTTATATCCGGTGTAATTTAAAATTAAAGATTACAGTTAATGGTACACCTTTTTTATATGGTACTTATCTAATATCTTATGCACCATTGCAGAATTCATTAGCAACACCTACAACTCCTTTTGGTAATAATATACCCAATGGTAATAATAATCAGCAATTTACGTTATTAACACAATTGCCACATCTGTGGATAAACCCACATGATGCCAAAGGTGGTGAGTTAAAGTTACCATTTATATATAATAGGAATTGGTTAAATGTTGTTAATGGTTCTACTGAGTTCACTAATATGGGAGTTGTGTCATATAATTTAGTGGTTCCATTGCAATCAGCTAATGGTGCTACATCAAGTGGTGTAACGGTTAATACTTTTTGCTGGGCGGAAGATATGGAGTTTTCAGGAGCTACAACAACTTTAGCTTTTCAATCAAAAGTGCGTAGATTGCGTAAATCCAAAATTCAACAGAATAAAGATATTGATGAATATGGTGAGGAAGGGCAAATTTCAGGACCTGCCTCTGCAGTGGCAGCTCTGGCCAATTGGTTTACTGGTATGCCAATTATAGGACCATTTGCTACAGCAACAGAAATGGGTGCTAGAGCAATTGCAGCTGGAGCAGCTGCGTTAGGATATACAAATGCTCCAGTAATTGGTGATATTCATGGTTTGAAACCTGTGGTTTCAGCTGGTTTTGCAAATTCTGAAATAGGGTATCAAATAGAGAAGTTGTCTATTGATCCTAAAAATGAATTGACTATAGATAATTCATCAATTGGATTATCAAATATGGATGAGTTGAATATTCAATACCTAGTAACTAAAGAAGCATATATAGGCCAATTTGTTTGGGCACAATCCTCTGGTGAGGCGGCAGGATTATTTTCTTGTGCTCTTAATCCTGCAGTTTTCTTGGCGGCTGATACAACTACTTATACTACTTTTGCAACTACGTATTATGCTACACCTTTAGCATATTATACTCAATTATTTTCATATTGGAGAGGTGACATAATTTTGCGTTTCAAATTAATAGCCTCTCAATATCATAAAGGTAGACTTCGTGTAGCGTGGGACCCAACAGGACATGGTTCCACTAATGTAATTACAACTGATTCAACAAATGCAGTATATAGTGAAATATTTGATATTGGTGCTGAAAAAGATTTTGAAGTTAGGATACCATATATGCAACCAGCAGAATGGTCTCGAACTTTGCCATTTCAGACTTCTACAACATACTTGAATTATGGGTCATTGGGCTCATTTACACATGTCGATAATGTGACTAATGGCATGTTAACAATACGGGTAATGAATGAATTATCAGCACCTTCTACGTCTGCCACAGCTACTATGATGGTTTTTGCTAGGGCAGCAGAGAATTTTGAATTAGCTGGACCTGCTACTCAGTGGGATACCTATAATTCACGCTATACTCTTTTTGCACCACAAGCATCAATTACTACAGTTGAGAAACGAGAAGTTGTGTTCTCAAAACCGTCAGAGCCAAAGCCAGAACGTTATTTAACCAATTTTGGTGAAGGTTATGTTACTTTAAGACAAATACTTCGTCGTACTAGTTTGGCAACTATAGATACTTCTATCCTTACTGATGCTGGTATGAATCTGATTTATAAGAATCAGTCTAGATTTCCAGCAAGTTATGGCTGGGATCCTAATGGTAATCAAGCAGCAACTAAACAAGTTGGGACAGGAAGTGCACCGTTTAGTTATGCTAAACTACATCCAATGACGTGGGTTTATGCATCTTTTTTGGGCATTAGAGGATCAGTAAACTGGTTTTTTGATGCTGCCACTGATAGTGCACAGGGTACATGGACCACACCTGATTTACGCTGTACTAGACTAATTAATGTATCTGATCAGACTACTAGTATAGGAGTGGCAAATCATGCTGCTACTACTGATACTAGTATATGGGCTCAATATTTTAATAATAATACCTATAGTGGTGCTTCTGGTGTTGCTTACACTGATTCTCGAGTTCAACCTGTATTGTCAACCATAGCTCCCAACTATTCGCAATATTTTTTCCAGGGTACTAATGTGAATAATATTAGTAATCCTAAAATTGTAGATGGTCAAGCTGAAGATATGATTTCTGTTCAGTATTCAGCAGACCTTATTGCTCAAGGAGCAGGTACTTATTATAGTCGCTTATATAGTTATGCAGGTATTGGAGCAGATTTTAATCCAGTTATGTTTTTACATGTACCAGCTGTGTATGTATTAGCAACTGATCCAACCCCAACATAAAGCACATCGGTCTAATATAGCCTTATAAATATATTAGTTTTGGAGCTACAAATAACTCCACAGGATAAGATTATTCTGTTAAAATAAATAATCTTGATGTGTCAATCATTAAATGACCGGACGTCTAGTAGCGCTAAGAGTTTACCTTTTTTAGAATCAGACGTATTTCCTTTTGGATTTTCGAAGACCGTTATCTTTACAGAGTTTCTGAGGCTTCTCTATCAAAGCCAACATTATATATACAGTGTATGATGGGTCTAATTAGATCTTTATACTGCCTATCCTTAAGCAATTACTTGCTGAATGTTTTTTTAACTAGGGATGGGTCCCTAGGGAATTTTTAAATTCAGTTAACTGTAATGTTTTTAGGTACGGCTATTGTAAGCTGC